TAAAAATGTTAACATTATGAAGAGAGATTTATCTTATGAAGAATTTTATAATGTGTGCAAATTAGTGGTTGAAAATAAAAAAGAAAATATTTAAAAAATAATTAAAATGAATGTAGGGGCATCTAAAGATTGGGTACAACAATTATATGTTAGAGAGTTTGGACCTAAACTACAACAAACTGATTTCTATTACGATAAACAAGGTAGAATGGTTATGACAGAATCATATCATAAAAGACGAGGAAGATGTTGTGGAAATGGATGTTTACATTGTCCGTATGAACCAAAACATGAAAGAGGAACAACTAAATTAGAAAATCACTGAGAAATCAGTGATTTTTTTTATTTATATAAAATATCATAAGAATATATTTATGTTATATGGCAGATGGAACGACATATGGTATTGTATTCCCATTTAGAGATAGTACAAAGGGTACCTATTTTAAATTATCAGAATTAACTTCAGAAGAAATTAGAAGTAATCTTCTTCATTTAATTTTAACAAGAAAAGGTAGTAGGTATTATTTACCCGATTTTGGTACAAGAATATATGAGTTTATTTTTGAACCATTAGATGGACAAACATTTGAGTCTATAAGATCTGAAATTGAAGAACAAGTGGAGAAATATATACCAAACGTAACAATAAATAATATTACAGTTGAGGCGTACACAGATAGTGAAGATGCTGCAGGGTCGTTAAATACGGACTTGTTAAACACATTTGATATATATAAAATACCAGGTTTAGCGGTTCAAGAGTATACAGCAAAATTAAAAATTGACTACACTGATGATAGTAATGGGTTTGGGGCAAATCAATTTATAATAATAAACATTTAAAAAATGGCAAAAAAAATATCATATACTGAAAGGGAATTTGTTGGATTAAGACAAGATTTAATTAATTTTACTCAGCAGTACTATCCAGAATTAGTACAAAATTTTAACGATGCTTCAATATTTTCGGTATTGATGGATTTAAATGCCGCCATTGGGGATAACCTACATTATCATATAGATAGAAGCATCCAAGAAACGGTATTACAATATGCCCAGCAAAGATCTTCAATATATAATATAGCAAGAACGTATGGTTTAAAAATACCGGGTTATAGACCTTCGGTAACTATTTTAAATCTTTCTATTACTGTTCCGGTATATAATGATTCGGATGATACAAGATATTTGGGGGTGTTAAGAGCGGGATCTCAGTTTTTTGGTGCAGGGACTGTATTTGAAAACCTTTATGATATTGATTTTTCTTCTGAATATAGTGCGTTAGGGTTTCAAAATAGAACAAAAATACCCCTTAAAAATTCATCCAATACTACATATGCATATACCATAACGAAACAAGAAGTGGTAGTAAATGGAACTACAAAAATATTTAAAAAACCAATAAACCCTGCAGATGTAGTTCCGTTTTACAATGTATTTTTACCGGAAAGAAATGTTTTAAGTGTTACGTCAATAATACAAAAAGATGGGACTAATTACTCAACAGTTCCGAATTATGGTGAGTTTATTACGTCAACGAACAAATGGTATGAGGTTGATGCTTTAGCACAGGATACTATATTTGTTGAAGATCCGACAAAACCTATTGATTCTACGGGAGTAAAAACAGGTAGGTATATAAAAACGGACACACGTTTTATTACTGAATATACACCGGAAGGGTTTTTAAAAGTTCAATTTGGTGGAGGAACAACTACACCAAATGAGCAATTAAAAGAGTTTACTAAAGTTGGTATCCCATTAAGTGTGCAAAATTTTCAAAATAACATTGGACTTGGATTAACCGTAAACCCAAATACTACTATTTTTATACAATATAGAGTTGGCGGTGGATTAGCATCTAATGTTGGTGTTGGGGCAATAAACCAAGTTGGTACTATTGATTTTTCTGTAAATGGTCCGTCTAACACTGAAAATCAAAAAGTAATACAATCATTATCTGTCACAAATGTTACCGCAGCAATTGGTGGGTCAAATCCGCCGACCGTTGAAGAAGTACGTAATATGGTATCATTTAACTTTGCGGCACAAAAAAGAGCGGTCACTTTAAATGATTATAAATCAATTATAGATACGATGCCTGGTAAATTTGGTGCTCCATCTAAAGTTGCGATATCTGAAAAGGATAATAAAATTGCGGTTAAAGTTTTATCATTAGACACAAATAAAAAATTAACACAAACCGTTTCTAATAATTTAATTAGTAATATTGCGATATACCTCTCAAATTATAGAATGATAAATGATTATGTATCGGTTGAGGTTGCAAAAGTCATTGACTTGGAATTTGAATTTTCTGTTGTATTGGAGGGTGGGGTAAATCAAGGACAAGTAATAACTCAAATAATAAATTCTGTTTCAGATTATATGCAACCTAACAATAGAGAAATGGGGCAGAACCTAAATGTTTCTGACATCAGACGATTAGTTCAGGATGTTTCCGGGGTATTGACACTTGCAAATTTAAACATATATAATAAAGTCGGTGGTCAGTACTCGTCATCAGAAACATCCCAAAGATACATTGATCCTGAAACAAAACAAATAGAAATCATAGACGAGACAATATTTGCGGAACCCGATCAAATTTATCAAATAAGGTTTGATAATGTTGATATTAAAGTAAGGGTTAAAAATCTAAATACTGTAGACTTCTCCTAACTATCTTTATTTTGGATTAATATTATTTATCTTTAAAAATAGGATCATAACTATTTATTTTAAAAGATTTAATGAGCAAAAGTTATAGGCTTAGAACCAAACCGGGAATAGACCAAAATATTAGAATAAACATAAATCAAGATTTTGATTTTCTTGAAATTTTGTCTTTAAAATTAAGGCAAGAAGACGTTTACACAAGATTTTGTGCGGATTATGGGGTTGTTGCTGGTAGAGTTGTGGCTAATGGAGGTTTTGGTATACCTAATGCGAACGTATCTATCTTTGTGCCTTTAAGTGATATTGATGAAAATGATCCCGTAATATCCACTTTATATCCTTATAAATTTTTAGATCAAAAAAACGAAGATGGATATAGATATAATCTTCTTCCATATGTTAGTGAATATAACGGACACACACCAACAGGGACATTTCCATCAAGAGAAGATGTTTTAACACGTAAGGAGGTTTTAGAATTATACGAAAAATATTATAAATACACCGTTAAAACAAATGATAGTGGTGATTTTATGATTGTTGGTGTACCATTAGGGAATCAAAAAATTGTAATAGATTTAGACCTTTCAAATATGGGTTGTTTTTCTTTAAGACCTGCAGATTTAGTTAGAATGGGTAGAGGCGTATCTGAACAATTTGACGGGCAAAGATTTAAATCCTCTTCTGATTTAGGATCATTACCACAACTTTTTAACACTGCAAAAGATATTGACGTGACTTCATTTTGGGGTGAAGAAGATATTTGTACTGTTGGAATTACAAGGGTGGATTTTGATCTAAGAGACTACAATATTGATATTAAACCTCAGGCAACATTTATGGGGTCAATCTTTTCAACTTCGGATGAAGATTATTTAAAAACTAATTGTAAGCCTAAAAAAGATTCCGGTAATTTATGTGATTTAGTTGCAGGTCCTGGTAGGATTTTAGCGATTAGACAAACTAAAGATTATGATATTGATGGGAGACCCGTTTTAGAGCAATACAATTTAGAAAACGGAGGAAATGTAATTGACGAAAATGGGGCGTGGTTAGTAGAAGTACCAATGAACCTTGATTACGTGGTGACAAATGAATTCGGAGATCAAGTTTTATCAAATGATCCGTCCGTTGGAATACCAACAAAAGGGAAATATAGATTTAGAATACAATACCAAAATGAAGATGGTTTAAATAATGATATATTAAGGGCTGATTATTTAGTGCCTAATGTAAAAGAATGGGGATGGACTGGAATTAATCCTCCTGTTGGGTCTACAGAACAATTAAAATCCTATGCGTTTAGTTTAGATTGGAATGATTATGGGGACACTACGACCGCTAATGGTATACAAATGATAAATGAGGCGATAAAGTGTGAAGATAGGTTTTATGAGTTTAATTATAATAAAGTTTATACTATTGCAAATTTCTTTGATAGATGGAAATGGGGGTATAATAGAAGTAGACATTTAGGGATTAAAGAGATCACCGATAGAAGTTGTTCAACCACAAATAATCGTTTTCCGGTAAATGATGGGGTTAGGAACTTTGATTTTATATTTTTCCTTTTTAATTTATTGGTAACTATTTTTACACTAGTTTTTGTTGCATTAATACCTATTTTACACGTACTAGCCCTTATTTGGCCGGTGCTTAAATGGGTTATTGCAATAGCATTACCTGCATATTTTATATACATCGCCACAAATTATGCTGTTTCTGCGGTCGTTGCTGCACCTGCGTGGGGACTCACTATACTTTTTGCTATAGTTGCTGGAGTATTAGGGGTGGCCGCTGGCGTTTTTATTAGTAAAGTTTCTCCGTTTTTAATTAAATTTAATTTTAAAGGACTATCATTACCAATGATGTCATATCCTGATTGTGAATCATGTCCTTGTGATATTCCGGATTTGGAATTGGATGAGGTGACAGGGGGGTTGTTTGGGGGTAATGGTAGTAATCAACAAACTAAAATTGGCAAATATACTATAAATTCTAGAACGAGTGGGAGTATTTTATCAGACACAAACTCTAATATATTTTGGGGTGGTGTGCCTAATAATAGTTTATGTAATGTAGATGATAGTGATAATCAAGTATTAGAAGGTGGTTATCCTACTTATTTTTGTTATATTGATCCGGATAGTTATGGAGGAAGTACTAATAAACAAAATAATAAATATCAAGCAGATAGTTATGGTATACGTTATGGGATAGCGGGTTATCCGACACCTCCAGAGATTGGTATGCCTGTCGTCACTAAATTTTCTAACAAAAAATATATTCCAAATACGGACATCACTTATTCTCAGTCATTAAATTTAGCCAATTTAAGAGTTAGATATTTTGATAGTAGTGCACCGAATAGAATTAAAACAACAATAAATGCAACTAATCCACCTGTTTTTGATAATGTTTTAATATTGATGGTGGATCCTAATACGTACTCAACAATACCTGCAGGGACACTATTAAGTTTTACTAATCCAAATTCAGTTATAGACACTAACCTTACAGGGGCAACAAATGAAAATCAGTTTGGGTCTAATGCGGTGACAGGAACGTCATTTACCTCACTTACCTCAACCAATATAACATATATTGATCCTGTAACTTTAAACCCTCAGAGTGTTAACGTTTTTATATCAGGAAATACTACAGAAAAAGAGTACAAGTTTAAAACAGGTATTGAATATTTTCAAGTGGTCACTGGTATGACAATGTATGATGCGGATTTAATCACTTCAGGGATTAAAATAAGTACTAACCCTGACCCTGCAACTCATTACGACACTACGTCACTTTTAAGAAAATATATATTAAATAAATTACAGAATATAACATATGAAGATAATTCTAATGTGGGTGATAGTGGAGATATAAGGACAGAATTAATTAACCCATTAACTGTAAATGGGGATAGTTGGCAAAACCAAGAACTGATTTTTTTGGTTAGGGGTGTTGACCCTTTTAGTGATAAACAAAACATTGAGTATGATTTGTCATTGATTTTTGGTTATGGACTTGGATCTGGACCTAAAGTAAGTGGTGAATATTATCTTAATATTCCAATACAATCTAATTCAGGTTCAGGGACTTGGTATAATGATAAAAAAACACCTGAACCGCACAATTTACCTTATAGTACGTCGAAGTTGTATCATAGACCATTTAATTTTCAAGTTGATGGTACACAATTTAGTTCTGTTACCTCATCATCTATTAGATATTATTCATCTTTAGATAGATCAATACCGGCTTCGTATACACCTAATGGAGGTAATACTATTGGGTTTTACACTGCCGGATTATCCATAAATGATAATGGAAGTACTAACCAAAAAATAAGATTTTATTCTTCATCATATCAGGGAATAGTTGAGGGAGGTGCTTTGATGGCAAGTACCCAACCAACACCAACAACAATTAATGCCCTTAGTAATTATAATGGTAGGATATATAGTCCAGCATATCACTTAACAGGGTCTTTAAGTGTTACAATACCATCGGGAGCAAACCCTAAATTGGTTTTAAGATCGGACAGGTTGCCAACATCAGATAAAACACAATCTTACGGGTCTATGTCTATGTTGTTACATCAAAATGATAATTTTGCAGTGTATTCATATAGTGATGGATTTGCAATGTCGGTATTTTTAATACAACCAACAGACACATCTAATAATTCCCAAGATTTTGGAGGAGATGTACCAGGGCAAACAAGTAACGTACTTTCAACGTTTGATTGTGAGGGTATGGTTCCATTAAAATGTTATGAAATTGATCCGGTTACCAATAGTTTTACAGTTGAGACTCCTTGTCCTGATAATGAAGAACCTGTCAGGGTAAAGTCAGGGTGTTATTTGTTTATACAAAAACCATATGTATCCGGAATAGTCAAGGACTTTGAAAATTTTGCAGAATGGAAAGCTAGATTTAGAATGATGTTTGGTGCGTGTAGGGGGGTTTTTTCACACGTATTCCAAAACAATTGGATTAATGGGTCGTTATATATGTTTTCATTTAAAAAACAAACAACGTATAGTGTAATAGGACAACCTAAAAAATACAAATATTGTGGTACATATGAGAGTACTATAAGACCGGGGCAAGGGCCGATATTTTATACTTCAGGAAGTACAAACTCATTCTTTTACCGATCAACACCTTATAACGGGATAAACTTTGTTGGGCAAACACCGTTACAAGGATCATATTTAAACCCAACGCCACAACCTGTTGATTTTGGGGGAACCAACGATAAAAACATATTGTTCCCAACCACTATTATGGATTTAGGTCCTAGAGATGAGTTTACAAAAGAAATATGTTTTAACCCTCAATTTGAAGGATATTTAGTTGATACTGTTAGATCTACCTCATATAATGATACGTCTGATCTTTTACAGCTATTTATTGTTTCTCGTTTAATGAACACCGGATTTTTAAGTGAAATTATTGGTTATGGTGATGCGTCTATAAATGGATTATTTTCTAGGACTGAAGATAGAATGGATGGTGATGTGGTACAAATGTTTAGTATTAATTCTGAGTATGGTGTGAATGGTTTCAGTGAAGATGAATATGATGGTGTTGGTGATATTTATATTGCAACAACAGGTCCGGCGACTATGGGTGTTTTCTTTTCATCAACAACAGCAAATAGACAATTATTATCACCTGGAAAAACAAGTTATACGACGTTTGGTTATCCTAAAACACAAGTTGTTCCTATGTATAAATGGGAGAGCAAAACTCAAAACACTATTTTTGGAAGTGATAAAAATGATTGGTATACACAAGGTCCTTTTTATAAACAACCATACCAATCTATGGATTTTACGCAAACAGATTATTTTAAACCAGGAAATGGAGAAAAATTAGGATACATTTATAGTAGAGATTCTTTATTGAATATTAGCACAGGATGGCCAAATGGTCAAAATACGAGATATGTGGTTGGTGCCCCTTATCATTTTTATTTTGGATTAAAAAAAGGACAAAGTGCGGTAAATAGGTACATAACTAAATATATTTTTAATCAGTAGTAATGAGTCAAGAAAGTGAAATAAGAATTGTTTTAGGATCAAAAAGAAATGCTGTCACATCAAATAAAGATGTGCAAATTCAAGTACCTTTATTTGGTGATAGAAATTCATATACTGAAAATGATAGAAATATTCTTATAAATTTACAAGAAAGATTTAATGAAGAAAGACAAAAAAGTGATACTTTTAGACTATCAGGTAAAATTATAAACATATTTGATAATACGTTAAGTGGAAAAACTGATTACGTCCCGTTTAAAAATAACTTGTATTATTTAAACCCTGAAGAATCTATAACAACAAATGTTTGGAAAGGTTATCCACAGTATAGTGAGTTTACTTTTGGTAGAACAGAAGGGATTCAAGGTCATATACCATTTGTGGCAAAAAGTGCAAACACATATAATTGGACTGTTTATGCGTCGTATGCGTATTCTAGTAGTACTGCTCAAACAATGTCATATACAGATGAAATTAGAGGAGTGACTATAAATAATTTTTTATGCTCTGATGGTATTCCTTTTGTGATGAAAAAAGGTAAATACAATGGTAAAAATGTAGTATATGTTTATTGTGGTGCTAATCATAATTTAAATGAGGGTGAATGGGTTGAGTTGTCAACACCTATAAATGGTAAAAAAGTATTTAAAGTACTTGGGTTAGGTGACGGATCTTATGAGTCTGAAGAAAAAGTTTTTTATTTTTTTAATTTAAAGTTTTTAAATACTGAAGTGTTTGATGGAAAAAATGGGACACTTAAAAGAGTGATTAATATACAAAATAGTGGGGAAACAAAATCTAGATATTATGTTAGATTACATAAAATTTTAACAAACGTTAATGATGTAAACATTAAAAAAATTGCATTTGAAAACAACCCATTCGGAGTAAAAAAGAAATTAGAATATTCGGGATTAACCCCAAATCAGATACAAAGAGTTTCAATCAAAGAGGATTCTCAATCCTTTTCTTTTAGTTTTGATAAAGATATACATATTAATACATTAGTTGACAATAATGGAAAACCAGTTACTGAACTATTTGTAACCGTATTAAACAAAGGTTATATGGGTTGGTTCAATAATCCTGGCATTCATCAAACGGCAATTGACATTGGGTGGGGATTTAATTTTTTAAAAAATAGTATAGATAATTGGTGGAACAGAACATCGGTGGTTAATAAAGATAATAGTATTTTAAATGGTAATTACCAGTATAATGGTGAAACTTTTTATTATAATAAAGATTTAAAAATAGGTAATGTTATTAAAGGCGATTTTTGTGAATATAACGATATTGAACAAAAAGAATATGTAATATCAAAACTATATCATAAATATTCGTTTAATCGACAGTTATTTTTAGATAATTCAACAAGGGCATTACCTGCGGGATATTGTTACATACCTCATCATTCTATACCGGTAAGAGTTTTTAGTGATTATATAGAAAGTTTTTCACAAGGTAATTCTTCTGGGTTACCTATTGTCGGATTACCAAATTATGCGTGGTATTCAGAATATGAAAATAATTGGTTTTGGAGAGATATATATGATTATGGTTTTGTGGATCCTGAAAACAGAGGACTTGATATACCATTTACCAATGGTGCTCATTACTCGTTTAAATTAATAACTTTTTTACAAACACCAATAAAACGAACAACATACGTTGAAACCACACAAATAAACGGAGCTATTTTTGACAATTGTGAGTAGTAATTATTATAGATATAAAATTGACATAATACCGACCGATGGGTATATTGATATACCTGTGCAAATAACATTTGATAATTTAGGTAGGGATGATGGATTAAAACAATATGAAGAAAATGTAATAGAGGAAGTTATCAATCCCATTTCTGATTTTGAAACCACAAGTTTTGCACATGCTACGTGGGGATCGGCAAACGAAACGAGTATAAATTATGAGTTTTATTTTTATAATGGAGGTGACCCATCAACAGTTACCGCAACAACGGATAGTTCAAGTTGGGTTGTGGATTATGAGGCTGCGGATTTTACAGATTCTGAAATATATTATTTTGCGAATTCTTTTAAAGGTAGTTTTTTTAAACTTGATTTCTATGATACAAAGGACACGGCAAATCAAAAAATATTTTTTAGTGTTATCTTACCAACACAACAAGGTGTGATGGAGGATGGATTTATAGGACCAACAGTAAACCAAACACCTGTAAAGGTTAAAAGACCAAAATACATTTTAGATTATGTGGGTGCTGATAAAGAGGGGTTTTTTATTTATTGGTTAAAAAATCAATCATATGTTGACCAAACGGAATATTATGTTAGTGCAAAATTTTTTAATGCAAAAACAGGACAATTTGTTAGGTTGATGAATAAGTCACAAGGTAATATATTGGAAAAATTTAATTTTAACAAATCAAGGTTATTTTATTATAAGTGTATTTTAGATTACAATACCTATGAATATAAATTTTATAAAGAAAATAATTTAGGAGGACTAACAAGAGTAGGTACAACGTTAAGTCCGATAAAGTGGTATGAATATGTTAACCCGTAATGGATGCAATAAAATATTCCATAGTTATATCTCCTGAAAATGTCTCGGAAGATATAAGATTTTACCCATATAGTGGTTCCTACTATACTGAGTCTTGCGGAATCCCGACAGAAGAAAATAAAACTTACAATTTTGGGTTATATTCTGATTTTACAAGTATTTTAAGTGGAGGTACTAATGGTACGTCATTATTAACTGGGTTAACTGTTCCTATACTTTTTACACAATCTATTAATGATTTAGGTTATTATTCAGAATTTGATGGATTTATTTTACAAAAAAATGTTGTAACTAATTTTTTATACTCTGGAGATGTTACAAACATTTATGAAGTTACTATATACAATACATCCGGAAGTCAATATATGTCATTTTTAAAGTTATCTTCATATCAAGTAGATTGGGGAGATGGATCTCAACCTGATAATTTAACGTTTACAAATCAGACTGCGACCCATTTATACCCTAATGTACCGTCAGGGTATACAATTAGCTTAAAACAAACAAATCCCTGGGGAACCACTACCATAAGTAAAAAAATATCATTACCAAACACCGGTGTAACTGTTAATAATTTAAATGGTGAGATATTTTTTACTCCACAAGGGGGTAGTTGGTCCGGAATCCCATTAAGTTATGAATATATCTATAGTGGTGATTCGGGTTATGAAATGTCACAATACGTTAGTGAAGAATATACAACAGTACCGTTTGTTATATCTGGGTATACCACTTCCAAATTGTCAGATTTAAGAAGATATGGGCCGAACCCATACACCATAGGATATATTCAGTATATTAAAGGAAGACCATTAGGTCAAGTAACTGAAATGACACCTGATTATACTGCATATACTATAAATGATGTCAATTATTATGATTTAACAGATGGTAGAACATTTTATATTGCTGAATCATCGGGAATAACATATAACGATTTTACATTTTCAGCACTTACTAAAGATGAATATTTATTAGATTTTGTTATGGCTCCTGAAATACAGTCTGGGGTTTATATTGAAAGAGGAAAGTATTCGGGATTTGAACCACTACAAAGATTAGGTGAGGTTGATAATTTTGGTGATCTTAAAAGGTATGGTTATGGATATTTTAAAATTAATACCACATAAAAAATATAGATAAACTATTTATAAAATAAAATTATGGCATTAGGAACTTACGGAATAAATAGACCTGCTGACGTATCACCTGAGGATGTTGAAATACTTTTACATTACACAGCTTCAAGGGATGTTACAAACAACTTTGTTTTAAAAAAATTAAACGCTTCAAATATTTTAACACCGTATTTTCATAATGGTGAAACCGGAGGTAATGCAAATGTTGAAATTTTAGGGGGTCTTTATAATTTAAAATTACCAGCATCTGAATTCACTAGTTTAGGGATTTATACTTTATATATAAGACCTGCCGAAATAAGAACAACAATATTGGATTGTGGGGTGTTATCATCAATACCGAATGTTAAAGGAATTGTTATAGACATAAATCAAGTACCCTCTCAATATAGAAATAAGTTTGTAAATCAAGGACTTGTTGGTTTTAGAGTTGAATATTTAAATTCTGATGGAACAAAAATCCCTAATTTTTATAGAATTGTAACATCATCTTTCTTTTGTGAACCTGTAGTTTCTAATCAAACAAACACATCACAAAAGGCGATTAGATATAGATATGTGAATGGAAGTACCGATTTAATATTTTGTACATTATCACCTTCTTCTTCACCTACAAATAAACCTGATGTGATACCTTTTATTGGTCAACCAAATCAGAGTATTATTGTGACTAATACTTTTTTTAACCCAATAACTATAGATATTCAGATGGCTGAACACGATATTGATACTTTAGCAATTGCCCTTTATGGTAATCAAACTAAAAGTGTTGATGATGGTATCTACACTCTTTATGATAGTGCTGGTAATATCTATAAACAATATAACTTGTTTGAAATTAGAGATAACTTTAATGAGTTATTATATGAAGTTAGACAAGACAGAGGAACTAATATAGACTTCAGTAAAAACTTCACAAACATTATTAGTTAATGGCAAAGAAAAAATATTTTTATCCACCTGTACCACCCTCAGGATCTCAGACATTTTCTAACGAATTAGTCGGGTTACAACTCGTGCAAGGAGGTGGACTTACTATGGGTAATTTTGAATTTACAAGTGCTATATTTGAAAAAAGTGATAGGAAGTTTGATACGGGGGTTTTTTCTCAACCATACAATCTATCAAATTTAAACATAGCTAGTATTGAACAAAGTAAGTTATTAGTTCAAAAAAATTTCCAAGTATATCCTAATTTTGATATTTCACAAATAACTAGTTTTTCATTATATGGGTCTTTACAAAAAAGATTAGAAACGTCAATAACTAAAGTTATTAATTATTTTCCTGCATCTATTTTGGTTAGAAAAAATATAGGAACAGGGTATAGTGCGTTAACGGCAAATAATATTCAATATAGTAATATTGACAATGAAACAACATTTACAATAAACGTTAAATATTTAACAAATCCATTTGATATTGATTATACTGTAAACGCATCTCAAAACATACGATTTAGTCCAATTAAATTAAGTGAATATAGGGATTTAACATCTAATTATAAAAAATACGCGTTATACGTTGAAAGTCCTAACAATCAAGAGTATAAAATTATTTATTTTGAACCGTCAGCGACATTTAGTGAGGGGAATTTAACATTTATTGTTGAAGGGAATCCATTTTCAGGACAAACGGCATTTACTGAAACATTAATTATAAAACCAAATAATGAAAATACTGAAAAAATTTTTAATGAAAGTTTTGATGAGGTAGAGGATTTTATTTTAAATAGACAGGTGTTTCCTAAATACACCGCAACGTTTCAATATCCTGATTATGATGTTGACGGAACATATTCATTAAATGTAAAAAGTGTGACTTGGCCGTTAGGGGATGAATGGAATTTAGATATACAGTCAGTGTCATTTGAGAATTATTTAACGGAAATACAAAACATTGCGGTACTACTTGATAGGTATAAAACCAATCTAATATCTAGGTTTTTAACTACCGGGTCTTTAAAAGATTTTGACACTCCTGAACAAAAAATGGAAAAGGTGTTACAAATTTATGGTAGAAGTTTTGATGAGACCAAAAAATTTATAGATTCATTGGCTTATATGAATTCTGTTAATTATATTGTAGGTAATGATATACCCTCACAATTATTAATAAATTTAGCACAAACAATCGGATTAAATAGTAACGTTTCACCAATTACGAATGATCAGTTTTTAGGTACCGTGTTTTCAACGGAAAATACTTCTGATTATGAAGGGATGTCAAAACCTATGACACCTACTGAGTTAAACTACCAGTTTTATAGGAATTTAATATTAAATGCCGCTTATCTATTTAAATCTAAAGGTACCCGAAGATCAATTGAATTTATATTAAGAATGGTTGGAGCCCCCGACGCATTAATTGAATTTAATGAAAATATTTATTTGGCCGATGGTACTATAAATTTTGATGATTTTAAAGATCAATATATTTGTATATCAGGAAGTACATTATTAGTTGAAAATACAGTATTAGATCCTACGGTGACTTTTAGTATACAGGGGACAATGTATACCGGTTTTACGGTTTCAAATACTGTTCAGACAGTGACCGCAACCTTTGATGATTTTCCGATATATGAAAGTGGATACCCAAAAACGGTTAAAGATAAACCGGATTATTTTTTCCAAAAAGGTGCTGGGTGGTTTGAACAAACACCTGAGCATACGTCAGAAGAAGTTATTGATAATGAAAATTCAGTATTTAGTGGAAATACCGTTTCTTTGGTTACTAAATTTAAACCTTTTACGTATGGTCAAGATTGGCTTGATAGATTTAGAAAGTTTCCATTTATGACAAACGTTGGTTACAATTTAGTTAGAACGGTGGATAACACAAAATCTTGGCCAACTAACCAAGTGGGTCTTAGAAAAAACGGTTCAGTAACTGCTCCAACATATTATAGAATTGAAGATGATAGATTAGCAATTAATGTTAAAAACATTGATCTTTATTTAAATATGGGTCAGGGAATTACTTATGACGTTTGGGAGCAATCCGTATTGTATAACTACCCAATACCAAGTACAGGGTTAACTGCTCCATATCCGAGTCCTGGTGATACCGATTGGACTGTCATAAACCCTAAACCCGATCAAAAAACGTTTTTTGAATTTGCTCAAACATTTTATAATAATTTAATTAACGTTAGAAACAGACAATACATAAGTGACGGTAAAACAGGAGGGTATCCTGCATTACAATCAATTTTTTGGAAGTACATTCAAAGTGAACAAGCTATGAATATACCATCAAATAAATTTACTTATCAAAAAATGATTGATTTTACATTAGCACTTGGTGATTATTGGGTGAGACTTGTAGAACAATTTGTTCCTGCAACAACCATTTGGAATACAGGTCAAAAAATGGACAATAGTATTTTCCATAGACAAAAGTTTGTTTGGAGAAGACAACGTGGATGTGAATTTATACCCGTTAATTGTATTCCTTGTACGTTTAATGGTCAACCATTTGGTTATGATTGTATTGATCAAACGTTAAACTGTAGTTTAGAAATTGGACAGAATTATGGTGCGGATGCATTGGGTGGGGCATTAAATAAAGTGATAGATGATCAAGGATATACTCAAAATCAGTGTGACTTAAACGGAATGAAAAGTTATTGGTATATTGATGTAAGACTTGATGATGTGACTCTAATTCAAGAACAATTTTATACTGGTTATGGGAGTGTGGACTATCCGACACAATCAACTATTTTTAATTCAATAAACGAAAAACTTGAAGGTTTATATGTTTATGGGTTAAACTATTATTTTGCAGGTAGCTCATTAGTTATTAGTAATAGTAGTTGTTACGATGATTTTACAAATAAAAAACTGTATTTAAATATTGGGATTATGATTGATATAAACTGTAATAATGACGGAGAATAATGGCTTGTGTTTCAGGTTTAACAAATGGGGTATTTAGTTACGTTGATTGCTGTGGGATATTACAGACCGGAGTATCTTTAGGTCAAAGCATATGTTTAGACGAAGCATTTAGTGGAACTTCATTTGGTGTTTATATCGCTTCAGGGCAATCTTGTACTCAAAACTGTAACCAGGGTACGTTAAGTTATAGTTTTCAAATTACGGGTGTTTGTGATACATCTTACGGGCAGATAATATTTACACCTTCTGGTGGTATACCTCCATATACAATAGATCCTGTAACACCTACCGGAACTACATTAACCGCACAAACAAGTAGTGGGGATATCACCTTTACTGGTTTAACAGGTGGGACTTATGTTTTCCGTCTAAATGATTCACAAGGGTTACAAAACAATGAATTATATATTAATACAATAATATCAAATTGTTTTGAGGCAAACGTATATGGGGTTTCAGGATCAACTTGTGGGTTAAGTAACGGATATATAAACATAACCGCAACGACAAGCGCGTCTCCATATACGATTATTGTTTATAAAGACGGGGGTGTATTTGATGTATCAACAGAGGCGACATTACCTGTAACATATTCTAATTTACCTTCAGGAATTTATTATGCGACGGTTTTTGATTATGGGTCAGTGACGGCAAATACTGAAAATTTTGTAATAGATGAAAGTGTTGGGGTTGATTTTGGTTTTTGGAAAGTTAACACATCGACTTGTGTTATTGATAAAGGTAAACTTGCGGTAACGGGATTAACGGGTACTGGTCCGTATACTTTTTTATGGAGTAATAATGAAACAACCCAATTAGTTACGGGGCTTACACAAGGTACATATAGTGTTACTGTGACGGATGCGTTAGGATGTTCAACCACAAAGTCTGAACTTATTGGTACTGCAGATCCTATAGGTCTTGGGTTTTTGACAGCAGTTAATCCGTCTTGTTTCTCAAATGATGGGTCTTTAACTTTTACAATAACAGGAGGTACGGTTCCTTTTTATTATTCTGCTTCTACCTATGAAGTGGGGTATACATTATCTGATACGTTTACAATATCTAATTTGGCGGGTGGGGCGTACCAAGTATTGGTAAGAGATGCTAATTTTTGTGAAGTTATTTTAAATGGTACCATAAATACCGTTAATGGTTTTAATGTTGTTGAAATTGCAACTACACAATCATCTTGTAATCAGACTAGTGGAAAGATTGGAGTAACTATAGAAGGTGCGAACAATTTTTATACGTACGCAATTTCAGGATTAACCACAAATTACACCAATGGAATAACCACTCAAAGTCAAACACATAACTTTACTAATTTATCAAACGACACTTATTTATTAGTTATATCAGGATCGGGTACAAATTGTAGTTATAGTGAATTTGTTACAATCGCTTCAGTTGATAAGTTTCAAGTAAATTATACTGCAACAACCGCAAGTTGTGGGTTAAATAACGGGGTTATTAGTGTTGAGGTAGGGACTGGTTATACGGGAGTATTAGATTATGTTTTAAGTGACGGACAATCAATTATAGATACACCATCTACCGCTTACACATTTAGTAATTTAGTTGAGGGTCAATATACGTTAAGTGTTACCGATAATGAAAACTGTACGGTATCTAAAGATTTTGAAATAACAACAACAGGGGAATTGACCTTTATGGTTAATGCTGTTGATTGTACTGGGGTAAATGATGGGTCGGCAAGTGTTTTAATAAATAAAGGGGAACCTACATTTGCATATGAATGGTCCGACAATGTGCCAGGAAACCCAACAGGGTCTACGGTTACAGGTTTATCGGGGGGTACATATTCGGTAATAGTTACGGATAGTAGTGGGTGTAGTAATAAACAAATATTTGATATATTGTGTGGAAATAGTAATATTGTTTCTTATCAAATTGTCAATCTTTGTGTTAATGAGTTTAATACCCAATCAGGAAATAAAAGAGGTTTTTCTGAAATGTTAAATGAAGGGTTTTTAGATTTAACAAATGAATACACAAATTGTATTTTAAGTTCCGCAACATTTAATTGTAATATAGACATTAATGGAACCGCTTATACCCAATCTTTTTACACAACGAATGAATTTAGCGATGTCCCTAGTGATGCTTTATGGCAAAGTACTATTGAAGGTATATTATCATCAATAACTGAAATAGGTTCTTACAATGTTAATTTACTTAATAACACATTACAAATTAATTCTAATTGTGATGGGGATAGTGATCCTCTTGGGGGTAAACCAATTACCATTGAATTAGAAATAGCGTACACATTGAATTGTGAATCTTCAGGTAACACAATGTGTTTTTCATATTCTAGTGATACTATGGGTTATAATTTTGAAGGTGAACCTGTGGGTATAAATAATAATAGACCTTACTATTATATAAATGATAATGGGTTTACTGCGTACGTTTATTGGAATGATGTTTATAATGTTTGGATTTTTTCGCAAGCACTAAATGAAAGTATAGAAAATGCGTACTCAACGTTAGATAACTTCTATAATCCAAGCCCTGAAAGTGATATGACTTACCTTTGGGAAAATGGTGGACAATCTGTGTTGTATAAAATGGATTCATCAACAATTGGTTCTTGTCCATAATGGCTAGTGTTTTAAACATATCAAACATATCAGGAGGTACACCACCTTATAGTTTTTATGTTTGTGATGAAAACGGAAACAACTGTTCTTTATTAGGAACTACCGCAAGTGCATATACATTAAATACCTTTTATTCAACTGCAAACACATTACTAATAAAAGTGATAGATAGTAATTCTTGTCAATTTTTCACTTTAATTTCTTGTCCTATTGATAGTTGTATAATTTTAACTGAAGACTTAGATAAAATCACGACAGAAGATGGGGACTTCCTTGTATTTTGTGATTTTTAATATTTATTGTTATGATAGTACAAATCACAGGATCTACGAGCGGACAATCACCATTTGATGTTTTTTTGTGTGATTCAACAAACACGTCCTGTTTTTATGTTTCAGGTCTTACATATTTAACACCCGTTGTTATTTTTGATACAAATAACTATTTTCCAAATGAAACCGTTCTATATTTAAAAGTTATTGACTCTCTCGGTTGTACATTTATTGAAAAGTTAGATTGTGGGGAAGGAAAAATGTACCAAGACGGAATATATGTCAAATTTATGGACGGAGTTGGTTATTATTTCCAATAAGGAATATTTATAAAATAAAACTATGCCAACTTATCAGTTTCTTACGGATAGATCATTAGCCCAATCTACGGCAATAACGCCGACAACTATTATACATATTGTAACCACTGCGGATACAACCCAAAGTGTTTATGGGTCATCATATAAAGCGGAATTACAACAATTAATACCTATTTTTAGTGGATCAACTTTTAGCGGAGGTTCTGGAAATTGTATAACTGATTTGTATACATCAAATATCCACTCTTGTTCGCCATTAAATATAAACCCATTAGATGAGGGAAATGTATATTTTGGTTCAACAAGTGGAGTAACTGTGGACGTTGTAAATAGTAGATTAGGTGTAGGTACTGAAACACCAACTGATAATTTAACTGTTAGTGGTTCGTCATTTTTTAATACATCGTCATTGACAACAGGGACTACGCCGGCATTTAAATTTTTAGATGGTGTGTCAACACCCACAGATACAACCACTGTAAAATCCGTTTATAAAGAATTTAGACCAACAACAAAAACCACGACAACAGTTGTTGGTGATGGAACCCTATTATATCCGAACATAAATTCATCTTCTTCCGCTATTTTTTATGCCAAGGCAAATTTAACATTATATACTGATAATTTATCATTACTTACAAGTAATGAGGCTTTGAAAGCGGAAACTAATGTTATTCAAATACAATCATCGTCAGGGACTTATAGTGGTGTTACGATGGGAACTATGTCAGTTTTACGAAACATAACAGCAGGAGGAACGATAGATAAGTATGTTGGTTTTTGGATGAATGGTTTTGATGTGAACTACACACATAATGGAACCACTAATAATATTTACGGTTTTTATATGGATAGTCAGTCAGGTAGATCTGGTAACGTACCACCAACAACTAATAGATATGGCGTGTATATTGAAGATGTGGGTAGAAACTATTTTGCAGGAACCGTTGGTATTGGAACAACATCCCCTTCAGAAAAATTAGAAGTTAGTGGAAACACTTTAATTTCAGGGGGTATGTCAGCATCTACCATGACAATTACAAATCCTTATGTACCAACAGGATCTACAGACCCAACAGGAACTGAGGGAACTATAAGTTGGAGTGGTGATACGTTATATTTTAGAAATACTACGGGATGGGTTAGAATTACAGGACAAACATCTTGGTAATTTCATTTATTTATTTTCATTATTTCATAATATATGAATATGAAAATATTTATTCAAATTGCGTCATATAGAGATCCTGAATTAATACATACAATTAAATCTTGTTTAGAAAACGCCAAAAATCCGCAAAATTTAATTTTTGGTATTGCAAGACAATACAGTGAAGATGATAAATTTGATGATCTTTCTGAATATGAAAATGACGAAAGGTTTAGAATATTAAATATCCCATACCAAGAGTCAAAAGGAGTTTGTTGGGCAAGAAACCAAGTCCAACAACTGTATAAAGATGAAGAGTACACCCTTCAAATTGACTCTCATATGAGATTTGAAAAAGATTGGGACGACACTCTTATTGAAATGTTAAAACAACTACAAGAGTTAGGGATTCCGAAACCTTTATTAACGGGGTATGTGTCGTCTTATAATCCAAAAAATGATCCACAAGAAAGAGTAAGGGTGCCTTGGAGGATGGTATTTGATAAATTTATTCCTGAAGGTGCCATCTTTTTTTTACCTGAAACAATACCAAATTGGCAAGATTTAGAATTACCCGTCCCGGCTAGATTTTATTCTGCCCATTTTTGTTTCACGTTAGGTGAGTTTTCAAAAGAAGTGCAACACAATCCTGATTTTTATTTTCACGGTGAGGAAATATCCATTACTGTAAGGGCATTTACAAACGGTTATGATTTATTTCATCCCCATAAAGTTATTATTTGGCATGAATATACAAGAGAAGGTAGGACAAAACAATGGGATGATGATAAAGAATGGTACAAGAAAAATGAAAGTTCACATCTTTTAAATAAAAAACTTTTTGGAATGGATGGGTTGGATCAAGAAGGTCATGATGGGAAATACGGTCTTGGTAATGTTAGATCTTTAAGAGATTATGAAGAATATGCCGGGATTTTATTTTCTAAAAGATCCGTTCAAAACCACACACTACAAAAAAATTACCCACCAAATCCAAATTATTCAACTGAAACAGAATTTTTAGAATCTTTTACTAATATTTTCGACTATGAAATAAAATTAAATAAAGAAGATTTTAAAGAATCTGACTATGATTTTTGGGCGGTTATTTTCCATAATAATGATGGTGAAGAGGTTTTTAGAAAAGATGCTGACACAACCGAAATACAAATATTATTAAATATGGATCATTTAAAAATAAGAAGATCGTTTTTATCATATCAAAAACCAAAAAGTTGGACTGTGTGGTCACATAGTATTTCTAAAGGGTGGGATAAAGAAATAAAAGGAATAATATAACATAAAATAAACATTTGATTATTTATATAAAAACAAAAAAAGTTAATGGCTACAGTCTATCTTGAACGTTGTTGCGATAATACTATAAACTATGAGGTAAATGGTTGGACGGGATCCACATCATTGGGTAATGTATTTTCAATTACTGGAGATACCGGTATTATAAATGGTTGTTATACAATTGTTTCATCATTAGTTGCTCCTGTTGTTACTTTCGATGGTATTGAAACATCCGTTGTTGATTGTAACGACCCATTATGTATTGATTGTTGTGATACTGAATTATGTTTTAATGTAAATTTAATATCATATTCCGGGTATAATGGAACATATGAATTAACGGGTAATTATAATGGAAATTATTATTGGACTGGAGGTACAAGTCCCGGATATTTATTTTTTGATAATATAAAATGGTGTTTAAGTTCATCTTTGGGGGGTACTTGCGATTTTTATGGGTCAAACCCAACAAGTTCATTATGTCCCGATCTTGATGAAAGTTTATTAACTATTGGTGTATGTGTACCAACACCGACACCTGTTGATCCTTGTTATGGGTTAGATTTTGATGTGTTATTAGAATGTAATATCCCGACGGCAACTCCGACACCAACACCGACACCCACACCTACACCGACACCAACACCGACACCTACAAATGTTTGTGATCCTTTTTCTGCTACTGTTAGTGTGACTGCGGTAACAATCACGCCAACACCGACTCCAACACCAACGCCAACACCAACGGTTACAAGACCTATTATAATTTCTGGAAATTCAGTAAATTTCATAATAGATGATGGTGTGTTTGTATGTTCAAATGTAAAAGAATTGGTTGATTGCGAATCTAATGAAAAATATTATATATCGGGAGTATTAACGTATACTGGATCACCTATAAGTATTGGAACTACTTTCTTAGCTTTATTTGGTACCTCAGGTTCAAGTCAAGTTAAATGTGTTACTTATACTAACACTGTTGATGGTTCGCCAAATCAGGCGTTAAATTCAGTTGTTGAGGTTTATTCGGGAGGATGTGAAAATTGTAATTTACCAACACCTACGCCGACACCGACTCCGACTCCTACGCCGACACCGACCCCAACACCGACACCAACACCTACATTGGTACCTAATACTAAATTTGTGTTTACAAGTTGTACGGACACGTCAATGATTGTTCAATCTACATATCAACCATCAAATGTTATTGAAGGTGATGTCATCAAAGATCTTTCTGGTAATTGTTATACTTATGTTGGATCATTTGTCGGTTATGTGCCACCATCAGGGTATATTGTTGTTAATGATAATGTATTTACAGCAACTACTGCAACAACATACACTACTTGTGTTAGTTGTTTAACACCTACACCAACTCCGACACCGGCATATAAAGAATGGGTAGGAATGGCTGAATTTACCATTTCTTGTCCTGTTTGTGAATTAACCGATTATGGTGTTCCTTATACTTTTTACACATCTGCAAGTGTTAGTTCATTAACGGACGGAACTGAGATTTATGATAATATGAATCTTACAGTACCGACACTTGTGACTTATATTAAATACGGAAATAAAATATACATAAATAATGATGGTACAATAACTGAACATTGTACCGTGAATGGAAATTGTTAAATAAAATATGTCAGTAATAGTAAATATAGATTCAATAATATCGGGGACGAGTCCATATGATGTTTGGATTTGTGATAAATGTGATAGTTCTGGTGTTTGCCAGTACATTGCCACGTTTACTGATGCTGAATTACCCTATAGTTTTACACTACCATCTGTTTATGAAACTTACCCATCGTATGTGGTAAAAGTAATTGATGATAATGGATGTGAGTATTGTTCGGTTTAAAATAAAAATAAGTTAATATATCCTTTGAGTTAAAATAAAATATTATTAAGAGTAAATAACATAAATGAGTCAATTAAGCGGAAATAGTTGTAATATTATAACACTTCTACCATTAGGGTTAGATTGTGAAAGTATTAGTGCGAATACTCCATACACTACAGATGGTTTAATAACTTTATTTGTGACAGGAGGTACTCCACCATACACAATAAATTGGAGTAATGGGTCTCAAGGGTCTTATTTATTTAATTTAGCACCTGGTGATTATACTGCAACCGTTATTGATTATTATGGTGATTTTACAGCAACTACTACTTGTAGTGTTGGATACGAAAACTTTTATTTAGAAAAATTCCAAAATTGTGTTAATAGTGCGACTACGGTTTATTACGTTGCAAATATGCCATCTACGTTTATTACTGATAAAGTATATAGATTGCAAGGGCAAACTGGATGTTGGGAAAGTAAAGGTTTAGAATTAACATCTGGACAAACTTATGTGGACTCATATGCGGTTGTAACTGCAGGACCTTACCCTAATTGTAAGGGATGTTTGCCTATTGATCCTGTAATTCCAGTTAAACCTGAAAAGTTATGTTTGGAATATAAAAGTGGAGGGGTAGTTCAAACAACTACGTATATACAATTTAGTTCGGGAGGTACTATAAATAATAAAAACTCATGGACAAGTGTTACGCCTTCATATGTGATTTATTATAATAGTGGGTCGACAAATTGGCAAATAAGTGGATGGACAGGATCAGGAAACCCAACACAAGTTAATACCGTTTCATCTCCATTAGGTTCTTGGGTTATTTATGGAGGATCGGGAAGTATAAATGTCGTTGGAGGTACTTGTGTTATTAAACCTAATATGTTTATTAAAACAAATAGTGCGACTTGTTCTGACGTAAGCAATGGTTCAGTGGTGATAACTGCAATAGGGGGTACTCCGCCTTATGAGTACTCTTTAGATGGGGTTTTATATCAACCTTCAAGTATGTTTATTGGTCTTTCGTCTGGAAACTATACTGCGTACGTTAAAGATAGTTCAGGAGCAACAAACTCACAAAGTTTTACAATAAACGCATCATCTACTCAAACAACATATACAGTAAACCTTTACCAACAACCAATTGCAACACCAATATATAACAACACGTCTAATTACACACAAATAACATATAATTGGTATGCTGATGTTACACCACCTCTTCCATCTGGAAAAACAATAACTTTTGATATAATACAAAGTGTGAATAGTGAAAGTAGAAGTGGGTATTATAATGTTACCGAAGTATTTCCTACGTTACAATATTCATCAATAACGGGTGTTACAGGTGGAGGGTCAATTACTGCGACCACAACCACAACACCGGTAATTACATCACCAACATCACCGACCTGTGTAAATACAATATCAACAACCGCGTATACTAACACGTACAAGGCGTTAATTACTGGAATTGGAAATATATACGGACAAATAAATAAAAAAATAACAACACCAAACGGAACGGTAGGGGGTTGTCCAACATACGGATTGTTAAACGATACAATAAACATCGCAAACGTAAAATTGGTTAATGCTAGTGTTTGTGAACTTATAAACACTAGAGTACCACCACTACCATTAAACTTAAGTAGGACCGGAGGGGTGTTATTTTTAAATAAGGGATAAAAACATTAAAAAATTTAATTAAATATATTTATCAAATATGTCATACATAATTAAAAATACTGCAGGTCTTATTAACACAATGTTGACGGATGCGGCAAGAAAAAGAATTTCACAAGGTAAATTTGATATATCATATTTCCAAGTTGGAGATAGTGAGGTAAGTTATAATAGTATTAACAACATTGACCCGACGAGTTTAAATGTACTTATGCCACAATTTAATGCTCAAAACACGACATTAATTCCTGAAAAAAATAGAATGCACGTTAAATATCCACTATTTGTGGATTCAACATCGGGATCCACTTATGGTATTCCTGTTGATGCGTCGTATTTTGATTACATTTATAATACTGCGGCACCAAGAGGGTTTTTTACGGGAAATACTAATAATTATAGTGCTTTTACTACAAGTGCGATTACAATAAACCCAAATTTTATAATTCCTAATTCTGCATTTACATCAGGGAACACGATAGTAATTGAAAGAAGCGACATTAACCCTATTGTTTCGGGATCGGTTACAAGTGGGATGGTAATGACATTATTTACGACAACTGACATAACACCATTTACAGCTAACACACCTATGTTTACGTATTTTGTGGTTGGTGTAACAGGAAATACTTCTGGAGATACTACCGTTACAATAAAAGTTGACAGAAACTTACCTGACTTTAATACATTAGGGTTTACAGGTAATAGTAGAGTTTTATTTTACCCACCTAATATGACAAGTTTATATGATTCAGTAACACCTGAACCATATTGGGCGACAAACGTATTTAATTTTGAATCAAATTGTGATATATCACAGGCCGATGTGAAAGTATGGAATATGAATATTCCTTGGACTGAATCACCTGCTGGGTTATTTAACAATACTTATCAAGACTACAATTATTTTGGATCAACAGGGTATTGTGGGTCTAAAGAGTATTTTGGATACACAACAAATGATGGTCAAAATGATACTAGTTATTCTTATTTTTATAATTCATTTGATGAAATTGTAGAAGTCGAAGCAAAAGACCAAAAAGCAATTGCAATACTTCATTATACTAATCAATCTATTGATAATTTTTATGGTGAAAAATTCGCATTTCAAGAATATGACGTTTCGGATCCGGGAGCGACTGGACAAGCAAGAAACTTTAAATTATCTCTTCCATGGCTTATGTGGCATAAAAACCCAACCGGCACAATAGGAGAGGAGTTTTTTGTTGATCCATCGGGTTTCACAAGTATTGATTTATTTCAAGTTCAATATATCAAATCAAATAAGACCTCATCGTTTAATGATCCGGGGTTGAGATATTATCATTTATGGGATACACACGCTAATGGTGATGGGTACCCAAGTAGAGTTGGTAAAGTTTTTCCTGATTTAAAAATGATTATTTTTGATGATGATGAAATTGTCGCATCACTTAATTATAAAACTAATAGATCTTGGACTCTTCCCGCACCTAAATTGGGTCTTATAACTCCTAACACATTTGGAGGGGTATTGGGAGGAACAACGGGATTATTAACAGGAAGTACCGATACATTATTTTTAACATATAGATTTAATAATAGTGCATTTACTAACTCACTTCATTGTAATTATTATTCAACAATTAAAAACTTTACAAATGAATGTGCTCCTGACGGAACATTAGTTGCAGGATCATCTGATGTTATAGTTAGATTTGGAAATGAATTTCCGTTTTTAGTGTCTAATTTAACGACAACACCTTCAGGATTTACGGCAAATAATATGAAGGTATTGGCTCAAATAGTACCAAGTGGTACAACAAGACCAAGTGCGAATCAATGGAAAGAAATTGATATGTATTCACAATTATCGGGTTCGTCTGTTAATGGTAATTTAACAGTAACAGGTATCACAGGAACTACACTTCAAATAACAAAGTCAATGTACGACTCAGCACCTTTTTATCAATTATCTAATTACATAACATTACCACAACTTAATGAGTCAGGAACAACATTTAATTTTGGATCCGAATATTATTTTTATGGGACATTAAAAACTGACATTCAAGCAACAATTTATGTTATGAATTACCTATGTAATTTAGGACAAACACAGTTTCAAGATTCATCTAATCCAACTTGGAATAATACCGTACCACCTTATGTTACGGAAGTGGCTCTTTACAATTCAGACAAAGAGCTTATGGTTATTTCTAAGATACAATCGCCTGAAAAAAGACAAGGTATTCAGCAGTATCCGATTAAATTAGATTTTTAAACGTTATGTCAGAAAAAACAGATTTGAAAAACTCACCAAAAGTATTAGGTTTAGATATTTCAACCAAAACAATTGGTTGGTCTTTATTTGATATCCAAACAAAAGACTTATTAGAATTAACACATTTTTCACCAGTTATAAAACCAAAACCTGAAGATAAAATTGAGGAACTAATTTTAAAAGTTAGGGCATTTGAAGAAAAAATAGAAGGTTATAGAAATTTAGGGATCACAAAAGTTGTTATTGAAGAGCCACTTTTAAACTCAAATAACATTTGGACGGTAGGGACTCTTTTAAGATATAACTCAATGATTACAAAATCAATTTATGATATATTGGGGATCGTACCTTGTTTTATCTCAACATACAATTCAAGAAAATGTGCTTGGCCTGACTTAGTTCAAGAAAATGATAAAGGTAAGAAAGTTTTATTTGGAGGTCTTCCGAAAGACATCGACAAAAAAGAAATCATTTGGAAAAAAGTATCAAACAAAGAACCTCAAATTACTTGGCTTTATACAAAAAACAACACACTTAAAAAAGAATGTTTTGATATGTCAGATGCCTATACCTGTGTGATGGGATATATGAAACAAGAAAATATATGGTAAAATCAGTTTTTAACTGATTTTTTTTATTTTATTAAGTATTTATAATAAAAATTGAATTATGAAAAGAACAATAAAATTAACCGAATCAGAAAAAAATAGAATTCTTGAAATGCATAAAACCGCAACAATGAAACAATATTTAAATGAACAAATAAATGATGGAAAAAATTTAGATCAAATTTTAATTTCTAAATTTATTGAAATGGGAAAAGCGGGAAAAGAGTATAATACACCTGGAATGATGACTCAATTTTTTGATGATTATTCTACTGAATATCAGGATTGGTTGGTTAAAAATGGATTTAAAATGTCAGATGTAAATTTATCAGTTGGATCTAAAACTGAAGATATTAAAAGAGTTAATGATCTAATTAAACAGAAAGGTTGGAAATAACCACAATTTTCATTACTAAAATAAAAATTGAATTATGAAAAAAATTATAAGATTAACAGAAAATGATTTAACTCGTATCGTTAAAAGGGTTTTAAGGGAGCAATCAACAGATGAAAATAAAGTTGAAGTTTATGGATTAAATGATAATACGTATGTTCACTGGGATTTCCCATCATTAAAAACAAATCCATCAGTGATATATAATTTAAGTATTAAATGTACAAAAAAATGCCAAGGTGTACGAAGTAGTGAAAATAAGGAAGGTGATTATTCTTTAGATAAAAAAGGATTAAAAGAAACTAATGTAGGATTAGGTTTAGGTTCTTCATATAATAATATTAAATTCCGTAATTATTTGGTTAAAGTGGATGCGGTATCTAATGGTAAAGTGGTTGCATCAATATCAAAAGAGTATGGTCCGGGATTACCCGATGGTAAACTTACAGATTTAACTGCTACGACAGGGGGAGGTAAACCTAAAACATTTTAAATGAAATTATAAAAAATCATATTAACCCACCCCATTAAAGGTGGGTTTTTTGTTGTGTAAATATTTATATAATGTATGTGTAAAGTATGTATTATTTGTAAAATTGAAAAACCATTAAGTGAATTTCATAAACACAAAGGAAGAAAGGATGGTTATAGAGAGAGGTGTAAACTATGCCGTTCTAATCAGTTCAAGGGAGATTACGAATTAATTAAATATGAACATAGAGAACGGTCAAAAAAATTTAGACAAAATAATAAAGAATATCTTAGAGAATTTTATAAAAATTATTATAAAAAAAACAAACATCAGTATTCTTGGAGGACTCTACTGTACAGAACAATTAAACATTTAGATATTACAAAAAATGACCATACGATAAATATATTGGGATATAGTGCTCAAGATTTAAAAGATCATTTAGAAAAACAATTCAAAGAAGGGATGTGTTGGGAAAACTATGGTGAATGGCACATTGACCATATAAGACCAATTTCTTCGTTTGATAAAAATGACGATCCTAAAATAATTAATGCGTTAAGTAACTTACAACCGTTATGGGCATTAGAAAACTACATTAAAAGTAATAAGTTTTGATTTTTATAAAAAGTTTTATTATTATTTCGTATGGAAGATTACGAAGTGGTAAAAGACATACTTGATGGCATTTTTGGGGAGGCTCAAAAATATGATGATAGTAAAGGTCAAATTGCATATGATTGTCCAGTTTGTTCACACGAAATAAAAGGACTTGATAAGGGTGACGGTAAAGGTAATTTAGAGGTATCTTTAGAAAAAAATGCATATCATTGTTGGTCTTGTGGTGAAACTCACGACACTCACGGACATTTAGGAAAACTTATTGATATATATGGATCAAAAAAAGATAAAAAAACATATAAGTTAATAAGGCCCGACGATTTTGAAAAAAAAGAAAGAAAGTATAAAAAACTTGAATTACCAAAAGAATATAAAAAATTTGATGAGGTTAGTCATTTATACCCACCAAGAAAAGAAGCGTTAAATTATTTAAAACAACGAGGGATAACTGATGAAATAATTGAAAAATATCAGATCGGTTTTTGTTATGAAGGTGATTATGCAGGAAGAGTGGTTGTTCCGTCTTTTAATAAAAAGGGAGAGTTAAACTTTTTTGTTTCAAGGTCTTGGAATAAAAGATCAAAGTTAAAATATAAAAACCCTGAAGCCCCCAAAGATTTTTTGATATTCAACGAAAGTTTGATTGATTTTAAAAAAGATATATACATTGTTGAAGGCGTGTTTGATTCATTTTTTCTTAATAACTCAATTGCTCTTCTTGGAAAGTTTATAAATGACAACTTATGGGAGACATTATATAATAAGGCAAAAAAGAATATAATAATTTGTTTGGATGGAGATGCATTTGATGATGCAATGAAGATATATCAAAAATTAAACGGAGGTACATTATATAATAAAATAAAGATTGCAAAACTACCAAAAGATAATGATGTTTGTGATCTAAAAGGAAATATTGAAGATTACTTAATTGAGGTTAGAGGATAAAAATATGGATTTATATAAAATAAGAGATGAGATCAATGAGATCATCAAACAAAAACAACAAGAGTTAAATTTAACATTTGACGAGGAAAGTCATACCTATACGATGATGGATAAAGAAGGTAATTTAAAATCGGATTGGCCTTCAGTATCAAAGGTTATGAAATTATTCTACACCGAGTTTGATTCTGATGGGATTGCTGAAAAAAAGGCAAAAGGTGATCCTATGGAAAAGATGAGATTGTTAAACGAATGGTCAGCTGCTGGAACATATTCAACAAATATGGGTTCAAGAGTCCATTATTTTTTAGAAAAGAAATCTTGTGAAATGTTTGGGTTGGATAAAGAAGTAAGGGAACCAATATTTGAGGTTGATTTTGAACAAACAATAAAAGGGGATTCTATGATAAATGCTGGTGAGGAGTACCTTTATTTGATGAAAGAAAGAGAAGGTCTTTTATTGGATACAGAAATTGTTTTGGGTAGTAATGAACTTGGATATGTGGGGCAACCTGATAAGAAGTGGTTGTTTTTTAATAAAGACAAAACTGAGGTGGGAATTGTTGTAACCGATTGGAAATCAAATAAAAAAAAGAATTTTGAAGCAAATCATTTTACAAAAAAAATGAAATACCCATTTAATGATTTAGATGACACTGCGTTAGGTCATTACTTTACCCAGTTACCTTTTTATGGTAAATTGTTTTTGGATATGTTAAAAGGAAGTAAGTATGAAAACATTAAACTATTTGGTTGTGTTGTAGTACATTTAAGTGATGATGGAAAGTACGAGGAGTATAGAATACCAAAAAGAGTAATCAACACAATTCTTGAAATGGATATGTCACATTATTTGACAAAATAAAAAAAATAAATTATATTTTACTATGGAAAGTAATATTACAATTGCTTGGTGGTATAATACCACTTGGGATCGACAAATCGGAAAAATAAACGTCAAATACACAATAAAATGAAAATTAGAATGACAAGATCGTATAGTGTTTGGGAATCTTACGAATCTATTGAAATCAACCCAGAAGATTACCCTGAACTAGAAGGCATGACAGAAAAAGAAATTGTTGAGTATATCAATGAGAATGCTTACGAGTTTGAATTGAAAGACGGAAGTGAAGGTAGTCTTGTTGATGAAATTATGTTTGGTAAAGACATTGTTAAAGATAAACAAACTGATGATGAGGTTGAATTTTATTTAGACTAAGATTATGGATGATATTATTAGACCAAAAATAGATTTAAGAACACAAGAAACGGTAGAATGTGAAAAGTGTCAGTCAAAATATTTTAAAGAAGTTGTCCTACTTAAAAAAGTACCAAAACTATTAACAGGTAGTTCAGAAGACACGTTAGTTCCGTTCCCAACATATATGTGTAACGAATGTGGACACGTAAATGCTGACTTTCAATTATTTGATTGATATGGAAATAGGAAAAATGACAATAAGTGAAGCTTATCCACATTTGAAGTCAATTGCAAATGTTTATGGGTTAAATTTGAATAGAGTTAAAGAATTTAAGTTTGCAAGATTGATGCTTGCAAACTTATATAATAGAGAATTATGTTAACACACAAAGAATTTTATATTTGGTTGGAAGGTTATCTATATGGAAAGTTGGAAAACAAACATATAGATATTACACCAATTATTGAAAAGATGAATGAAGTTAAAGATGAACCAAAAATTGGAATTTCTGAACCTTATACCATACCAATACCGGTTAACCCTCTTCCAAGAAGAGCCGACCCATATAAACCACCATATGAAATATATTGTGGAAAAAATAAACAAGACGATAATTCAGATCGTCCACCAAAAAATATAATATGAAATTAAAAGAATTTTTAGAAGTTGCCTTATTAGGTAAAGAGGATAACCCAAATCTAACTAATGGAACATTTGTTGATGAAACTTGTCTTTATGGTTATGAATTGGATAAATATAAAAACATCATTAAAGAATGTGATGAATTTACTAAATGTGATTCGTTAGAGATTTTATCTATGCCGTTAGTTAAAGGTAAAAAAGATAAAATTTATACTGCTGAAACTATTAATTTATCCGATTTAATGGAATTTAAGGGTAAATGTTATTTATTATCATTGGCCTTAACACCTGAAATGTATGACCCAAATCAATTACTTAAACCTGTTAAAAATGGGGCCGCCATGGGACCTACAATTTATGACCCATCAACATTTGAACCAAGAAAACACATTTTATTAACTTGGTCACCTGAAATGGTACAAGATTTATCAGGAACTAATGATGAAGTAACATTGAGAAATGATATTCACAAGTTATTGGATGACGTATTGGACAATCCTGATGAATACAAAACTAAAGGTACGAGATATGTTTTGGTTAGAGGTTTATTTGAAGTTATTGAAAGAGGTGATGTCACCGAAGTAAAAGAGTATGATATTGATTTAAAAAAGAATGAATCAGATGCTAATGAAACAAAAGAAAAGTTTGATAATATTTTGAAAAAAAATAAGCAAGTTGAAGACAAGATTGCTGAGGTTGAAAAATATCATGAAGGAGTTAAAAAACTTATGAAACTTAAAAAAGAAGGTAAAAAATGATTAATAAACTAGTACATTTTTCTGATTTACACATACGTCTTTTTAAGGATCACGATCTTTATAGATCAATACTTGAGGATGCTTTAAACCAGTGGAGAGAATTGGGTCCTGATAGAATTGTATTTACAGGAGACCTTGTACATTCAAAAAATCAGATGACACCTGAACTTATTGAAATGGTTAGTTGGTTATTATTAGAATGTTCAAAAATTGCAAAAACAATCATTATACTTGGAAACCACGATACTAATTTGAATAATGAAGACAGATTAGATTCTATAACACCAATTGTAAAAACCTTACAAAATAAAAATATTTTCTATTATAAGGATAGAGGTGTTTATGCGGATGAAAACATTAGTTGGTGTGTGTATTCACAGTTACAGGGAAATATTCCGCCTGATCTAAATGATGCTACCGGAATTAAAATTGGATTATTTCATGGACCAATACAAGGAATGAAAACGGATCTTGGATATGATTTTGGAGATCATGCATACGAAATATCAAAGTTTGATGGTCTTGATGTTGTATTATGTGGGGATATTCATAAAAGACAAGAATTTGACATAAAAAATGGTAAAGGTTATATGATCGGATCAACAATACAACAAAACATCGGAGAAAGTATTGGAAGACACGGATATGGTATTTATGAGATAAAAACCAAAAACTATCAATACGTTAATTTAGAAAATCCAAAACCTTTTATGAAGTTCGCAATTAAATCTTTTGAAGATATTATAAATGGATCCGAACTACTCACAAATATTTAATTCAAGGGTTTTGGATCAGATAGATTCTTATTGCTCTTTAAATAATATTGAAGATATTGATAAGTTTATATCTGATTGTTTC